CCCACATCTTAAAAATATATAAATAATGAACCTTGTTCTAAAAATTGAAATAAAGAAAATATATTTCTGTAATTGTTCTTTAACTTATTTTTGTCTTGCTCTTGTACTTCTATTACAAATGTGGGTACCTAGAATTAAACCATCATATGAAAAATTAATTTCATTAAATCAACAATTCGTAAATCAAGCAACATCTATATTAAGTTGGTCAGATTACAGAATTGAAACAATAGATAACATTTCAGCTTCATCACTAAACAATCAAAAACGTATAGGATCATTGGCAGGAAGACCAACATTTTGTTATGTTATGTTTCAATTAAAAACAACAGTTGACGGAGATCAAGAATTTAATAAAAATATATTTTCAACTTTATTAGATAATGGTACTGGAGGTTTAAGTTCTATTGAAATGAGGATTAATTCCCACACATTACCACTTCAAACATTGAATCTTGATTTTTCAGATGATAATCCTGATTACTTAAGAGCATATTTATACCTTGTTGAATCACAAAATAAAATGTCTGCAGGTGATAATTTAGGTATGGTTATATCATATGAGGAATTTAAAAGACTTTACCCTATATTTGTTTTTGATTTTACACGAATTGAAAAACGTATGTATGAGAACATTTCAGCCTCTGAATTAGAAGTTAGATGGAAGTTACACAAAGCAGCACCTAGTGATTATGTATGTTATGTAATCATTGAACATGATAGATTAGCAACAATGAAAGCAATTGATAGTAAATTATTGATAGCTTTATAAGTTAGTACTTTTTTGAATACAATTTTGGTTGTAGTATGATTATTTTATAATGATCATATTATTTAAAATTATATATCAGTGTTCAAAAAAGTAAGGTACAACAAAAAAAGTATTCAAAAAAGTACTTTTTACAAATCCATAATTACTTTTTTTTTCCTTTCCCTTTTACCATCAACAATATTTTTATCGCTAACATTTGAATTAATAATTTTATTTACTGTTTCATTTTGTTTTATTGGTTGTTGTGGAACAATGTTTTTTACAATTTTTTTAGGTTGTGGTTGTTGTTGTTGTTGTTGGACAATTTCATTATGTGTTTGACCATCCCAATAGACACGCCCATTTTTCCATTCAACATGATTATCTCTTTCAAATTTTCGTATTAATTTTGGTACATCTTCTAATAAATTTTTTCGTGGTTCTATCGTATTATCTGCTTCTTTGTATCCTTTCCATCTTACAATGTATGACTCACTTTTATTATGTATCAATGGTTTTACAATTTTCGATATTTCAAATTTTTTTGGCTCATCAATGATATTTTTGACATCTGATATGTATAATAGGTCATTATTGTAATATTTTTTATTGAATTTTTCATTACCATTTTTTATAAAATAATGCGCAGCAGCAATTTTATTTCTTGGTTTGACGACTTCATAAACTTCATATAATTGTTTGCTCCAATTTTCACCATTTATAGGATTTTCATTTTTTAATCTTACTTTATCACCTACATTAAATTTTACTTCATCTTTTTCATTTCTTGATGTTACACTTGATGATATTTTATTTTTTACATCTTTCAATACTTTTTTATCATCTTCTATATCTAAATCATTGGGGTTTTTTCCTGTTACTCGACTGATTGTATTATTGTAATTGTCCACAACATCTTGTAATGTATCCACCCAATTATGATTTTTATTTATTGTCATAACCATTACTAAAGCACGTTTAAGTGTCTTATTTAGCCTTTCAATTACGCCATTTGATTGTGGCTTACCTGGTAATGATAACACTTGTTTAATTTCAAATGATTTTAACATATCTTGAAAACCTTTTGCTATGAACTCTGACCCTCTATCTGATCTTATTGTTGATACATAATGTATTTGATCATCTATTAATTGTTTCATTGCTGCTGTTACTGTTGACTCTTCTTTGTTTTTCATTGCTTTGGCATATGCTTTTTTACTAAATAAATCAACACATGTTAAAATGTATTTATATCCATCATGTTCGTAATGTTCCATATTCACTAAATCAATACCTATCTGTTTTTTTGGTTCTTTTAATATCGTTGATTGTATATCTTTTGTCCTTTTAGCAGGTGCAAATCGTTGGTGTATCTCTTGGTCTGCTAGCCAATTCCAAACCATACGACGAGAAATATTATATTCAGGATGATTTTCCGTAATGTATTTATATAAACGATCACGCCCCCAAACTAAATGATCATCATAATACAATTTATATAATAATTGTTCTTGATCACTGCTTAATGTATCTTTTGGTAATGACATACTATATTTATATATATTATATCAATAAAAAAAAAATAGTACTTTTTTGAATACCAAAATTGTTGTCATATGTTTCAAAATACAACCTATAGGAAATTGTAATAATAATATTCATGTTCAAAAAATCAACTACAACAAAAAATGTATTTTAAAAAGTACTTTTATTCTATTTTCCATTTTTCAAATAATTTTTTATTTATTTCGTCTTTTATCCTATTTACTGTTTCTAATTGTTTTAATAAATCATCTACCGTATCATTATCAGATGGTAATAAATTATTAAATTTTGAGTAATGTACTTGTTGAACTTTAACTGAATGACCCATTATATGAGCTACATCTTTTCTTTTTTCAATTGGCATATTACCATCAATTATTTTTTCGGATGCAAATATTTTACGCATCATTGAGGAACTAATTTTTTTCTCTGTTGCTTCATTCATTAATCGACAAAAACTATTAGATTCTAATTTATTAAGTGTTGTTGAACATATCACCCATTTAGAATTTGATTTATTTTTAAAATCTTTCAATATTTCAATTAATGTATCAGGAATATCAATATTTCGGTCTCCATTTGCTTTATATGTTTTGTATTTTTTGACAAGTAATTTTTTGTTTGTTAAACATAAATAATTGTTACTGTTTAATTCATCAATATCATGTTTACTACTATCTTCTATTAACAAACTATGTACGAAATCCTCACTTCTAAGACTTGGAATGTAAGTAAACAATGATAAAGCAACATAATAAAGATCATATTTTGTTAATTTGTCTGTTAATTTACTTTTCCATACATCACGTTTCGCGACAACTTCATCAAAAGGTATCATATTTTCGATTTCCTTTTGTGATGGTGGCTGATACTCTTTATCACGTTTATATTGTTGTCTTAATGGTGTAAATTTTTTATCAATATGTTGAGTATCATATCCTAATGCTTTTACACATTTAAAATATCCTTTTAATATATTATCTTTTGAATTTAATGGTATATTATCTTTTTTTACATATTCAATGATTTTGTCAACATATTCAATTGATCCTAATTTGTCTGATGCTCCTTCATCATTAAATACCTCTTTCATAACTCGTTTATACACAGACAAATATTGTTTAGCGCTTTGAATAACCAAATCAGGACCAACCAAATTATCAATAATTTTTTTGTAAATTTCATCTTGATTCATTTTAATAAATTACTATACTATATTATATATTTAGAAAAAAAAAATCTTAATATTTCTTAATTTACTATATATTATATTTTTTTATAACTTAATATTTCTTTAAATCATTTTAAGACATTTTTTTAAGTGTATATTATTTCATCAAACTTTTTTCTAAATTTTAATGATTTGTTCATTGCTGTTTTATCAATATAAAAAAAGCTAAATGGTTCATTTGTTGCTTCATCATAAAGTCGTCTAAATTGGTCACGATCCATATCGCTACAATGATCACCTAACACCATATTTATGTCTCGATTATTAGCTGATCCAAACAATAAGAATTGATTACAATTGATTCTAATATCGCGAGGTGTTGAAAAGTAACTTTGTGATAAATAAATAACAGATGCATTTTTATGTCTTCCTCTTATGAACATATCAATAATTTTATTTTGATTTTTTTCAGTCACAAAGTCATCAAAAACAATTATATTATCTTTATCTTTATCCATCTCCTCTAAAGGAACAACATTTTTGATATCATCAGCAAATGTAGCAATAGGAAAATCAGCATAATTTTTTAAATCTTCATTCTCTTCAATGCTATCAATTACTTTTTTTAATATTTTATATTTATCTTGATGTATATGTTTAGTATATATATATAATTTATCGTATACCAAATATCGCAACAATAAATCAATTAATACGTTTGTTTTACCTGAATTAGAGGAACCAATCATTAACATACGAAATGGTTGTTCAGGAGCTAATTCATTTACTTTTATTTTATTTTTTTTTGGATATAATTTATCTAAGTTTATTATCTCCATTTATAATATATAATGATAAAAAATAAAAGGTTAAATTATTTTTTGAGGAGACCGATATACATATTAGGTAAAAGAAAACCAATAGCCGAACAAAAAAAAATGGTTTCTGAAATGAATAAATTAAATACAGATATGAAATCAGTTATATTAAATAGGGTTACTGGTGATTATGAGTTGACAAATTCAATGTCAAAAAGTTTGTATAATTACCTTGGTAAATCAGAAGCTGATAGGATTAATACAGAAAAATTATTAAAGGAATATCATGACGCTCCTGAAGATCAAAAAAGTTATTATTTCCGAAATTTACCTTTAAACATTCAAATGGATTTACAAAAAGCTAATATCATGAGTGTACCTTTTGCAAATGAAATAAGTAAAAAAATACCTCAATCTCCAGGTGAAAAAATAAAAGATTTATCGGATCAAATTAAAGCATTATCAGACCAAGTAAAAATATATAAAAATGATATCGACAATAAAATCCAGAGGGAACATAATGCTACGCGTGATAAAATACAAAGAACACACGATAATATTACTGAAGGAATTAAAACAACACAAAATGGTATAATTGGTCACATTAGAGCAGAACATGAAAGTATAATTAAGATTCAAAAAGAGGAATTACTTCAATTATATGGTGCAATTAGTGCACAAATAAGAGAGTTAAAAATTGAAATAAATAATAGTGCTCCTGGAAGTAATACAGAAAATGTAACAAAAATAAATGAGCTTCAGACAATCATTGATGAATTAAAAAAAGAAATAGATTCAATTGAAAAAGTAGATAATGAATTAGCGAAAATACTTAAAACAACACACGCTTATGGTAATATTTCATCAACCTTTGTTAAAATGAATGAAAATATTAATGATGAAACATTGTTCAAACAAGAAGGACATTTTATTAAATATAGTGATCTTGAAAGAGGAATATTAAAAATATATAAAGATAAAAATACAACCAATCTTGTTTTTGAAATGAATAATATAACACGTGGATTATTAAAATTATTGGTCAAACAAGAGGTTAAAGAAAATGAAGTAACAGATGATGATATAAAAAACTATTATATCATTTTGAAAAAAATAGGTTATACAAAAGAACGTTTTGATAAGATTAAGAATAATAAAGTCATTAATAATAAATTCTATTTGATTAAAAAATTTTTTGATAATAATATTGATCCAGACATATTACGGAATGAAACATTGACACCCAAAACAGCACGACAACAAGGTATTAATACACCACCTAGAAAGCGTGTTGATCGTAATGTTTTGATGAATGTAGTTCAACAACATCAACAAGCACGAAATGCACCACAAACACCAAACCAAGGAGGTAATGGAATCAAAATATATACATCAAAAAAAGAAATAGAACATCGATTAAAATTATTACAGGGTTCAATTGATGCAGGTAATAATTCAAAGGAAATTAAAACAGAAATCAGTAAATTAAAAAAGTTGTTGAAAAGCATTAAAAAGTGAATTTAGTACTTTTTTGAATACCAAAATTGTTGTCATATGTTTTAAAATATAAACTATAGGAATTTGAAATAATAATAATCAAGATAAAAAAATCAACTACAACAAAAAATGTATTTTAAAAAGTACTAGCTTTGTATTAAAATGAATATGATTTTAGAAAAATAGTTTTTAATAATTTTTGATAATTTTTGATAACTTTTGATAACTTTTGATAATTTTATTATTTTTTTATAAAGTTATTATATAGATATGTCAAATCATTTAAATGATGCAACACCTGACGATGTATTAAAATTTTTGAATTATATTGATCAAAAAAAAGTAAAGAAAGGGAAAGTTGTTAAAGATCGATTGAAAGTTATGTTAGCATCAAAAAAATTACAAAATGAAACAAATAATGTTACAATTGATCAAACACTTAATGAATATAAAAAATACAATGATATTTTAAATAGATTACGATTAAATCAACATTTAAATAAAGTTGATCCATCAACACATAGTAGAGGTTTAGATGTGCCTATTCCTGCAACTGATCAAGATATTGATAGAGTGCTATTAAGTCAAGAAGTAGCACAATATAGAAATTTAGTAAACAATTATTTTAATAAATCACCTCCTACTGTTATCCCTATTTCAAATGATGTTTATGATCCTAACTTATATCAAAATATGAATCAATACATCCCACAACAAAATTTAAATCAAAATGTGCAACCAGATGATAATGTACAATATGGCTACTATCAATTACCATCACAAAATGATAATGAATTTAATGAATTTGAAAACCCACTTTTACAACAACAACGTAATGTACCACCTATTCAAAATGATAATAATGTTGTTGTTAATCCACTTTTACAACAACAACAACAACATAATGTACCACCTCTACAAAATACTAATGAATTTGTTAATCCACTTTTACAACAACGACATAATATTCCACCTCTACAAAATGTAAATGATGCTAACAATGTAGTTGTTAATCCACAGTATAATATTCCACCTCCTCCACCTCCACCTCTAAATAACTTAAATAGTATCCCTCTACCAAACGATGAAATCAATTTTTTACAATATTTACAACAAAATATTTTAAATGGTAATAACCCAACAAATGATGATATGGACATTGTAACCGAAATTGTAACTGCTGGTAATCAAGGAGTATATACATTAACTAATGAACAACAAAATATGATAACAAATATTGTAAATTCATATAATAATGTTAGCAATACGTCATTAAATCAAAATCAAGGACCTCCACCTCCACCACCACCAGAACAACAACAACAACAACAACAACAACAACAACAACAACAACAACCACCTTCTCTTTTACAACAAATTTTACAAGGTACTACACTACGAAAAACAAACCAAAATGTAGGAAATTCAACAACTCCAAATGTAGGAAATTCAACTGGAATATCAACATCAAATGTAAATAACAATAATGTATATGTTCCTCCTACACAATTAACACCTGATCAAACATCTGTTATCAAAAGTTTGTATGATGATGCACAGGATCAATACACTGTTAATACAAATAATATTCAAAAATTTAATGATATCCTAAACAATTATCATTCAGGAAGATTACTTTTAACAGAATCTGAACTTGATAAATTAATCGAAATTTCAGATTACCTTCGAACTTCAGATGCTGGAGTAAGACAATCTGATCTTATCCCTTTTGATAAAAAACAAGGAAAGTTGAGCCTTCAACCATATTTCAGACAACAATTAAATAATAAATTACCCGATTTACAAACATTAGATGAAGCACAAATACATCAAAACAATTTAACAAAATACCAAAATGATTTACATGATCAAGCACAAAATTATGAAAATATGGAATTATTGAAACTTGGAAGAACACCTACAGCAGATGAAATAAATAAAATACAAAAAGATGGATTAATAGAAGCAATAAAGAGAACACCAATACACACACAACAAGATTACGGAGCATCACATCAAATATTATATAATCATTATGTAGATTTAGAAAAAGATAGAATTAATAAATTATCGCCATCTAATTTACAAAGAGTAAAAAATAAAGTGATAAATGATTATGCTAATGAGCGAGTCAATGATTTAAAAAAAACAGGAGCAGACATAAATCAATTGATAGATGAACGTAAAATAGCAAATGCATACGCTAACCAAAATGTAGATGTTCTATTGGAGGATGAAATAAGAAAAGAAGCCCTAAATTTTGCAAATAATGAAACAAGATTAGCACAACAAAAAAGTTTATCGACAGGTGAAGAAGGAATTTTAAATAAATTAGAATCAGATTTGATTAATAAACAAAAAGTTAAAAGTTACAATAACCAATTAATACCTTATTACAAATTAATTGATGATTATAACAGAGGAATTGTACATTTAACACCTAAACAAATACAAAAAATTAAGGATATTAACGCCTTATTATATGATCCAAATGTAGTTATTGGTTTAGGTGTAGGTGGTTCGAATAATGGAAATCGATATATGGATCGTTTAAATGATTCGAATGATTTTTTTCAATATGATAATCATATTATGAATCATTATAGCGATAACAATTACCTTTTTACACCATTTCAATTAGCACAACAGAATCAATTACCACCACCTCAACAATTACCTCAATTACCACCACCAATAAATCAACAAGGTAATGGATTTGATTTAAATTATGGATTACCAGCACCTTTATATGTCGAATATGAAAAACCAATGGCATATTTAAATCAAAAAGGAAAAGGATATAAAATAAATGATGATGGTATGTTTGGTAATTTAAATATTGATATGGATAAATTACAAAATAATTCAAAATTGGAAGTTTACAAAGGAAATAAAAAAGTTATGAGTAAAAAAATTGATTCAGACACTTTTGACATTTTAACAAAAAAATTTAATTCAAAAAAACAATATTCGGATAATGCAATTGAAACTTTTAATAAATTAGTAAAATTAAGCGATATTGACCCTTCACAATTAAAAAGTAAATCAAAATTAATTAAATCAAATGATTTAAATGGTGGTAAAGTTATATTTGCTTCACCTGATGAATTAGTCACAAATTTATCAAAATTGACAAAAAAGAAAAAAATTACAATTGCTGATAAAAATATGATTAGTGAAATTATTGACAAATTATTGGAATTGGATGCAATAGATGAAGATGAACATAAAAAAATATTTAAAAAATATATTGAATAATTTATTTTCTCGATTATTAATATAGATAAGTTAAAAATGGTTTTTTCACCTCAACGAAATATAATAATTACACAAAATGCCACAAATAGAAAGGCTCCTGCTGAAGATGTGGTTATAGGTGATGTCAAAGATATGGTAAAAATTGCCCAAATATTGGAAGAACGAAAACATACAACAATGAGCCCAATGGTATTATTAAATGATCAATTGATGTTAAAAAAAATATATGCTAAATTAGATAGATTGGGTTTGAGTGCTCATATATCAAAAATAGCAAATGATGAAATTATTACAATTAAAGATGAATAAACATTGCATTTTAAATATTTATTTGCTATAATATTATTTTCTAAACTAATATTATAAATTAAAAAAAAATGTCATATAGTTCATATGGTATATCTGTTTCCGATTTTCAAAGAAATGAATTTAGAAAAGCAATGAGAAACAAGACCGAAGTTACATTTAGATTAAATAATTCGGATTTGTCAGGGTCAGACCATTTTTTATTAACACAAAGACAAATTAATAAAATTGAAAAATCAAAAGATAAAGGTGTTGGTTGTGATATTACATTTTCAGAGAGTCAAGTTAAAAAACATAAATCAATTGGTAATTTTGAAGGTGGAGCACTTGACCCAAGCATCGTTTTAGAAGGTATTAAAGCTGGTTCAGATGGTGTAGCAAATATATTTGGTTCAATTTCAAGCACTATTCAAAATCAAAAGAATAGACAAAATGAAAAACAATATTTAACTGGTGAAATTGATGCTCAAAAAGCTAAAATGAATATGATGGCACAAGCTACAAAAATGGGAATGCAAGCCCAAAGATTTGAAAATTTGAAAAAAATGAGGGATCAATTAGGATTAAAATGGTCTAATGATGATATAATGATGCGAGTTTTAGATGGTGGATGTATCAATTGTCAAAGAGGAGGTTGTAATATGTGTAAATTTGGTGGTGCTGTTGATAGGCAATTAGTTAGTGATGCTGTTAGTTCTGGTTCAAATGCCGGCGCTAATGTTGTTGGTAATATTACTGGATTAATTGACAATAGTTTAGAACAAGGATTTGTTAAAAAACAAAATGATGGTACTTATGATTTCATAAAACAAATGAATGAGGGAAAAAAGAATGCTTACAATGACACTGCTTTAGTATTGAAAATTGCTGGGATAAAAGGAATGGTTAAAAAATATGGTCTCAATTGGGATGATGACAAAATTATGGAATATGCTATGAGAGGTGGAACACTTGAAGGTTTGGGATTATTCCTTCATGGTTCAAAGGGTGGTAATGGGTTATTTTTACAAGGTAAAGGTGGCTATGATATCAGTAAAGATATAGGTAAAAATGCATTGAAACAATGGAAGGAAGCATCAAATTTATCAAATGTTAAAAAGCCTAAAACTCAATGTCGAGCATATACAGCCGAATGTTTAGGAATGACTAAAGAAGAGTTCGCAAAACATCAAAGAGAAAGAGCAGGCGGTAAAGGTTTATTTGTTCAAGGAAAAGGAAAAGGAAAAGGAAAAAAAACAAAATCAAAATAGCATTAACTGACTATCATCCATTATCAAACATTGAATTAGAAGCAATGTTATCAAAATATGATAATTTTAGAGGAGTATTTGCAAAAGATGATTTACCTACACAAATTAATGATAATGAGATGGGTATTGTCAATTTTGATAATCATGATAGTCAGGGAACACATTGGGTTTGTTATTTTAACTCCTCTTCTCCACCTGAAAACGAATATGTGCTTTATTTTGATTCATATGGATTACCTCCACCCGAAAATTTAAAAACTTATTTATTAACATCTGGTAAAAAAATTAAACGTAATACAAGCGAAATTCAATATGGGGACTCTATTATGTGTGGCTATTATTGCGTATACATTTTAAATCAATTAATGAACAATCATAAATTATCTGATCTCATTTTATCATTTACACCTTACCCATCAATTGAAAACGAAAATAAAATTAAAAATTTATTTTAATGTTTAAATATATAAAATAAATATATATAATAAATATATAGTAATAAACAAATATGACAGATCAAATTAATGATGACAGGGAGAAATTTATTAATTTTATTAAAACAAATTCAAATGACATTTATGAGGTAATTTTCGGTAGTAATAGGCTTAGAAAAAGTATGAAAAAAGTACCTGATTATGAATCATTGGATTACATTATTGAAAAAATTATTTTTTATTATCCATACATCATACAAAGTCAAAAACAGATAGATGTATTTATTGATGATAAAAAAAAAATTGTGCATATTAAAAACAAAAAAACAATTGAATAAAATAAAAAATCTAAATATAATATATAATATAGATATAAATAATAAATATGATTTATTGTTTAAAGTGTAAAAAAAAGACAGATACCAAAGATGAACATAAAACAGTTTCAAAAAATGGTAGATCAATGATTAAAGGAACTTGTGCCGTTTGTGGAAGCAAAAAAAGCGAATTTGTCAAGAGTGGATGATTCAACTTTTTTTTTTTTATTTGATATATACTTATCAAAATAATTGTATATCAACATCATTCAATTAATAATAATTCTTTATATTGCATAAATAAATCATATAAATCATTTTTTATTTTTTCCTTTTTTTCATCAACATTAATAGGTGCTTCCTCAACTTCTTTCATTGATTCCATACGCTTCTTATGTTCTCTCCTTTTCTTATGTCCTGCTAAATTTGATTTATAAATTAATTGTCCACATTCACATGTAACATATTTTGTTAAATCTTCATTTTTTTTAACCATTCTTTAATAAAACTATATATATATTAATATTATATAATTATTTCTTTAAGTCATTTTTTATACATTAAGAATAATTAAAAAAAATAAAAGTACTTTTTTGAATACTCTTTTTGTTGTCATTGATATTTTTACACCAAACCCTCACTTTTTTTTTTATTATACTCCATGATTTTCATTTTAACGACAACAAAAAATGTATTCAAAAAAGTACTACCTTTATTTTTTTTTTTTTTACTATAGTTTTCTTAATTTTTCTTTATTTGACATTAAGTTACTTAAAGAAATATTTTATATACTTATATATATATATATAAATATATAGAATTTATAAAAATGTCAAAATATGAATCAAAAAAACGATTTGATAAATTAATTACAATGCCTCTTGTCAAGAATGATAAAAAACCTATTTTATGTAATTGGCAAAACATGAAAAAATCTGTTGCTGTAATTAATGATCAAAATAAAGGTATTGTTACTGGAAAAGTTAATAATTTAACAGTGTTAGACATTGACAATAAAGCAAAAGATGGACAAATAAAAGGTATCGAAAAATGGAACGAATACATTATGAAATATGGAGAACCTCAAACATTAAAACAAAATACACCAACAGGAGGATTACATTATTTATTTAATCATGCACCATACTTTTTTAATGGCAAAAATAAACAAGGTTTTGGATATTGTACAATTGATATTAGAGCTGAAGGTGGTTATATTGTATGTGAACCATCAACCATTAATAACGTTTCTTACAAATTTGTAAACACTGAATCGCCTATTATTGACATGCCTGAATCATTGATTATGTGGTTAAATGAATTAATTCAAGAGAAACAAAAAAAAATTAGTGATGAAACAAAAAAAAATAAAAAAGTTAATGAAAAAGTCGAAAAAGTACAAGAAACAATTATTTTGGATAATGATGTTAATGAAAAAATTAAATACAATGTCACTGAAAAACAATTGATGTATTTATTAAATGGTTTGGATACAATTTATTTTAATGATTATACAAAATGGGCAATTTTTACATCATGTATGAAATCAATTAATCAATCATTTAGCAAAAACATATGGGACGAATTCAGCAAAAAAGGAGCCAATTATGATTTCGAAAATAATTTAAAGTTATGGGATCAAAACAATTTATGTATCAATATTAATTATTTAGTTCATATTTCAAATAATAAATTGAAACCATTTAAAACATATCTTGATTATCAATCAATTGATAAAAAAAATATCATTTGTCAACATCAATTATTAACACCTAATGATTTAGATAAAACAATTAATAATAAACCAAAATATTTAAAACAATTTAATCATTACATTGATAATCATATTAAAACAATTATTATTAAATCAGATACAGGAACTGGAAAAACAACAAACGCTTTTAAATATTTAGCATCATGTAATAAACCTATTGTATCCATTGGCTCACGTATTAGTTTATTACAACAACAAAAAAAAAACTTTGAAGACAATAAATTACAATACCAAGATTATCAAGTATGCGGATATATAAATTTTGAATCAAGTTCTATTGTTTGCATTGATTCATTACAAAAATATTGTAAAAATGATAAAGGGATATATGATTTATCTGGTGTTAATATTTACATTGATGAAGTAAATAGTTTAATTCGTTACATTTTAACATCTGACACACTAGACAAAAAAAGAATCTTCATCTTTAATACATTATGTGAAATGATAAAAACAGCTGATACAATTATTTGTACTGATGCTGATATATCCGATTTGGTTTTTCTTTTTTTTAATAATTTAAGACCAATTAATACAATGAAATTTATTGATAACCCTATTACACATTACAACGATATTTTAGGTCACAAAATGGGTTTAAATTCAATGATTGATAAATTAAAAGAGTACATCAATAATGATAAACATTTTATTGCTTGTTTTAACACTGTTTCTTTATTAAATGATGTATTACAAAAAGTTAGGATTGATGATTTAAAAAATCGTTTCGTTGTTCATACATCTGAAAAAGGGCAAAATATAGATGTAACAAAATGGAAAGATAATTTTGTTTTTTACTCTCCAAAAATTGTTTATGGATTGGATTACAATATTTCACCCAGCGATGTTTTTGTTTTTATTGATGATAGATATCGAACAATTGACCCTATACAAGTTGTACAACAATTAACAAGACAACGTTTATTACATGAATTGTTTTATTGTATTGATGTTGGTAAAAGAGGTTCAAAAGACAAATTAGTTTATGAAACATTGGACGAATTAATTGACGATCATGAAATACATAAAAATTATTTATTACAATTGAACATTTTTGATTGGAAAAAGGAAAATCAGGAAAATAAAACATTAATTGAACAACTTTATTATCTCAACGCATACAATGAAAATGTTTTAAATTCACATTTTGAATCTCATTTTAAAACAATTTTGAAATATAAAGGCTTCAAATTAGATGATTTATCATATTTAGATGTTGACAATAAAAATGTACATGATATTTTATTTAATTCAGATGATGAACGCAAAATTAATATTGATGATATTATCAATGATCGTATACATGATGATTATTACACTGATGACCAAATAACATTAAAATATTTGCTTGAAAAAAGATGTGAAATTTTGAGTATTTCACTTAGTTATTTAATTGATGATGAATTTATTTATGACATTGTTGTTGATGATCATAAATTTAAAAATCATTTATTGTTTAAGTACATTATAAGCACTGATAGAGCATTTAATTATGATGTTAATGAAAAAACAAAAAATGATTTATCATGTCATATTTTATCATCTTCAATTGCTAAAGTTGCTTTCCTTCGTAAAATAGAAAAAAAATTAAACATTTCGAAACTTGGTATTGATTATGTTAAATATTCAGACATTGTTGAAACACCTTATGATGATAAAGACAACTTAATTTTAAAAGCATATTTAAAAACATTCCCTGACGCTAAACGAAATACACCTATTACATCAAATCGTGATTTATTTGAAATTTTAGCAAAAGGATATAACCATATAGCAAATCATTTATTTACTTCAATTGCAGGAAAAAGACAGTGGATAAACAAAAAAAGAATTAGAGAGCCAACAACATATCAATTAAACACTGAATTATTATTAAAGCATGTCCAACTTGTAGCAAAAAAAGACAAAATGTATAATTATGTTGACGATGATATCCTAAAACTATTAAACATTGAAAGACCAGAACCAGAGCAACCAATTGAAGATGTCCAAGAGTTCGATAATAAAGAGTATCTATTTGAAGATAATGAACAAACACAAAAAAAAGCAACTTTCAATATTTCAGAGTGTCATTTAACTGATCAACAACGATATGATAAATTTTATGATGATAAACACAAAAAAAAAATTGAAAAAATGGAAAAGGAAATTAAACAATTAAATGATATGAATACATTGAATGAAACACCAGAAGAGAAAAAAAAAAGGCTAACTAGAATGAGGGTTCAAAGGTGTCGAGAAAACAAAAAAAAAAGTTGAAAAAAAAAATCTGTCGGAGCGACAAAGAAAAAAAAATAATCTGTCGGCGCGACAAAGAAAAAAAACATTAATTAAATACATTATTATTGATGATAATGTATTGTAATTTGTATTATAAATAAATGCTTCTGTATCATTAAGTGAGTTTAACTTGGCTTCCATTAATTTTTATATCATAACAAGAATCAGAATCAGAATCAAAATAAATATCATATTCAGATTCATAAATATGTTTTAAATTTAAACATTCTTCTTCATATTCTTTGTTTTTTTTCTCTAAATTACAAATCTCTATTTTGTTATATTTGATACTTCCCTCAATCATTTCAATGTTTGTTTTTAGTTCTTTTATTCTATCCATGTTCTGTTTTTGTTTAAATGCATAATTATGTTGATGTAAATTATTTTTCATTTTGTCATTAATTTCAAAATTTGAATATATTTCTAAACTATGACCTAAAAATACACGACTATTTCTAATCTTCCTTTCTATGGGGGTGGTAATATTATCTTTTTCATTAACTTCTATTTTATTATTTTTTGTGTTAATGGTTATATCTTTATTTTTAAATAATGCTCCCATTGTAGGATCCATTAGTAAAGCATTATCAATATCATATCTATCTGCTTCATTTATAATAGGAGTTATATATACAACAACAAGAGGATAAGATGATCCAGTGATAATACAACGTTTTCCTCTTTCAATTATTTTTTTTTTAAATTCTTCCATTTTATATTAACTATATATTTGAATACGAAAAAAAAAATCATCAAATGTATTTAAAAAAAAGGTTAGTACTTTGAAAAATACTTTTTTTGTTGTCATTGCCTTCTCTAACTTCTTTTTCACTTCTTTCTATTTTGTATTCATCTTATTTCTACGCTTACTACAACATTTTTTG